TAAGTTGATTTTAAATAAATAATTTTTGAAGTATATGGCATATGATTGTATTTACAAATTTGTCGAATAATAGTTATAAAGTTTTTATAATTCTTATCTCGTTCTAAATAAAATTGTTTAGATTTGAAATAATAAGGTTTTATTGTTTCATAAAATTTTGAAATAGTATTAGGTTCTAATTTCATTTTTTTGAAAGCTGTCTTAGAGAAAATGAAATAATCTTTATTTTTTTCGCAGTAACTATTTAATAAGTCTAATAATATTTTTTTTGGAATAGGTTTTTGGAAAATTTGACTCATATGTAATTACATTATACTAATATTTTTATTAAATCATTGGTAAATAAAACAAGTTCTATTTCATTTTCATGAATGGTATGAAATATGGATATATATCTACATATAATTTTTATAATTTTATATTTTGTTATTTCGCTTATAAAATTAGTCATTTTAATGAAAAGAAAGTAATTATCTAAAATATCCATAACTGAATAACCTTTATTGAAAATATTAAAAATAATAGCAACGGCTTTTTCTATATTTTTTTCTTGAAACCATGCATTTGTATATTGTTCAAATTCGTAAAAACTAATATTGGTACAAATTTCTTTTACTTTAGAGCTTGTAATTTTAGTGTTTAAAAGTTTGAATTTTTCTAAATAATTTATTAATTGTCTTATAGAATTGTTACAAATATTTAATATTAATTCTTGAGCTTGTTTATCTATATCAATTTTTTCGGCATTTTTAATTTTATTAAAAATTTTGTTTAAAAAAAGTTTTTTCATAGGTTTAATTTTAATGATACTACACCTTGATTGAACCGCGTCAATTACTTTTTGTATGTTTGTGCAGCTGGCTAAAAAATGGACATTATGGCTATACTTATCAATACAATTTCGAAATACTTGTTGGCTTTGTTCGTTAATAAGATCAATGTCGTCTAAAATAATAAATTTCTTTTTGTTACGTATATTACTTCTAGATTGACTAAACGTTCTAACTTCATTTCTATAGTATTGAATACCTTGTTCTTTTAAATTGTTGATAATAAGAACATTATTTTGTGGAATATGATCTAGATTGTAATATTCTCTAATTGTTGCTTCTATGAGTGATGTTTTTCCACAACCGTTATTACCAATAAGTAAAATGTTTAAATTATCCATATCTAACAGTGTTTTTAATAAACTAATGTAATCTTCTTCAATAATAAAATCTTTGTAATAGACTGGTTGATATTTTTTTAAAAATGGAATATTCATAATTAAATTCGTAAAATAATATTTAAGTTAATCTCGATATAATTATACATAAATGAATTATTATGAAACTTTACAAATAAGTTCAGACGCATCGGAAATCGATATCAAAAAAGCTTATAGAAAATTATCTTTACAGTATCATCCTGATAAACCTACGGGTGATTCAGAGAAATTTAAACAGATAAACGAGGCTTATCAAGTATTAGGAAATAAAGAAAAAAAAACGGTGTATGATATGCAACAAAATATGGGAGGTGATAATCCATTTGTAAATATGGGAATGCCTGGTGGAATACCTATGCCATTTCCTTTTGGAAATATGGAACGTGGAGGAATGCCTTTTGGAAATGGTAGAGTTCATATAGGAGTTATGCCTATGAGACATGGTAAGCAACAAATGAATGGGATGAATAGGATGAATCCAATGGATGATATTTTTAAAATGTTTTTTAATATGTCGGATGAGATGAATGATTCTATTAAACATGAAAGAAAACCGACATCTATAACAAAAGATATTAATATTACAATACAACAAGCTTATTCAGGTATAAATTATCCATTGGAAGTAGAGCGATGGATAGAATCTAATAAAGTAAAGCATATAGAAACGGAAACAATATATGTTCCTATTCCCAAAGGTGTAGATAATAATGAATTAATAGTGTTAGAAGGTAAAGGTAATTGTAATGAAAGTAATATTAAAGGCGATATAAAATTATTTGTAAAGATTGTAAATAATACAACGTTTATAAGAAAAGGTTTAAATTTGCATTATAATTATACAATTACTTTAAAAGAAGCATTAATGGGTTTTGCTTTTCAATTGGAACATTTGAATGGAAAAACATATACAATTAATTCAGGTGAAGAATCAATAGTTAGACCGGGTACTGAAACCACCATAAAAGGTATGGGTTTTGAGAGAAATAATATAAAAGGTAATATAATAATAAAATTTGATATAGTATTTCCGAAAACTTTGTCTAAAGAACAAAAAAATAAATTAAAAAATATATTGTAAATATTGTATAATTTAATTGTTATAATTGTTTTAATTTATAACAATTAAGAAACTCTTTTAGTTGGAATTTCAGCCGAAACAACATAAATGGAATTTTCGGTAATAATGATATATTCTCCTTCCACTTTATAAATTTTACTAATGGGGCTTGTGTATTCTTCTTCGCTTTTAACAAGAAGTTTTTCCTCGCTGTCTCTAACTCCGATCAAAACATCTTTGTCACACGATGCTGTCCAATAATCAAACATGATTGGTTTATCTTCAACAATGGACAATTTAGCACAATGTTGTAGAGTAGTTCCGCTAGGCAATTTATAATTGGTATTAGCCGAACTTGTTGTCTGTTGAACTTCTTCTGAAGACATTATATATGTATTATTTTATTTAAATCTTTAAATATATATTTAATAAAAAAATATATATTGATAAATAAATGAATAAAATCAATAATATTAACATTTTTAATTCTCAAAATTATTTGAATGTTCAAATAAAAGATTATTACCAAGATATCATGTGTTTATACAATAATTTGGTGTTAGAATTTATAGAATATACTCATAATACAATAAATCTAAAAAACAAAGATTATTATAAATTTATAGTTATCAGAGGGATTAAAACAATCACACATATTTTTAACTTTATGTTATTATATACTAGAAATTTGAAGATGATAGAATATCATATCAAAAAAGGTTATTTATATTATATAGAATTTGTAGGTCAAATATCAGAAGATAATAATAGTTATTTACAATTAAATTCAAAAGATGCAATGTTATTTGTATATAAAAAAACAATATTTGAAATAAATAATGATTTTCGAAAAAAAGAATATTTTTCACCGAATGATAAAATAAATTATTTATTTATAGGCGAATTAATAAACAATATAAATTCAATAATTTATTACATTTTTAATAAAAATATAGAATATGATGATAATTATAAGATCTTAAAAAAACTTCTTAATAAAATAACAAAAGTATATATTAAAAGTAATTATAAAAAATTAATAATAGATTTTATTAATAAATTAGAATATTTTGATAAAGATACACCAATTTATTTAAATTATATAAGAATATTTACAAACAAGATACATAAATTCAATAAATATAAAACAGAAATTGATATAGAAACTATAAATAAAAGATTATATAATTCAGATGATATAATAAGTAAAAAAACACCATTGAAGTTTGTAAATTGGTTATTTAATGGTGAATAAGATTTCCTTTCTTCTTATTTTTGGAATGGATTTTTTCTTTTTAGTATTTTCGCTTGATTTTTGATAAATATTTTTATATTCATTTATCAATAAATTTTTAATAAATTTATATACAATTTGTAGTATTTTTTCGTCAGCATGTCCTACAATTAATACACTACCTGTTCTAAAAATCATAAAAGATATTTCTTTACAATTCTTTTTTTGTTTTTTCTTTTTAAAATAGCATTTTTCTTCGCAATTGCATAAACCTTTATGAGAAAGAGTTTTATCATTATAGTAAAATTTACATTGTATTCCGGGATAAGAACATGGATCATAAATAGGTTGTAAATTATATTTAAATTTTAAAATTTTTGATAAGGCATTTCTATTTATATAAAATCCACATGAGAAATTTGAATTTATTAAAACGTTTTGTATATTATTTTTATCATAGATTATTTCTTTTTCAATATTTAGTGATTTATAGACATCTTGTAGAATATTACATAATTTATTTAATGAAATAATAAGTAATTTTTCTTCTCTAATTCCAGGTATTTCTAACTTACCAGTATTAAAAATTTTTATATGGACTTCTTTAAAAGAATTATTGTATTTTACTCTCATGATAACAGCAAAACAATTATAAAATGCTCCTTTTTTCTTTTGACGATAACTATATAAATCTTTTTGACATAATCCTATATCAATTTTTCTAACATCTTTATATTTTTTTTCACTTTTTAAATTTTTTAATATTGTAATATCGACATTTTTTATTTTATTAATAATATTATCTATATTTTCACTTTCTTTTTCATTAGCACAATTAATTTTTATGGATTTTTTTAATATGCCAGCATTTGGTAAAGAATAATCTAAAACAGGCAATTTCCAAAAAACATCATGTAGATTTATAGTTGTATTTAAATAAGCTATTTTTGTTTTTGTTGAAATATAAATATCTGTTACATTTTTTGCTATTTCGTCTTTTGTTAATTCATTACGTTTTTCTTCTTTTTCTACATTATTATTTTTTGTAAAGTTTAGCCATTCTTGATCTAATGGTGTTAATGACATTAATATAGTTAATAAAAATGATTATTTTTTAAATCGATTTTATTTTTTCTTATTTTGTTATATATAAATGGAAAATTCAATTTCATTTAGCAATTCTTATGATAATTTGAAGACAAAATTTAATAAACAAAAAAAAAAATGCATTAAAGGAAATCTTTAATGAGTATAGCTTAAAAAGAAATAATTTTAATCCAACTGGAACCTCTCCTAACAAATTTACAGATAAATTACAATTACGCATGAAACTATATTACAATGATATGAAATTTTGCTCTAAATAGAATATAGCATAATTTAAAAGGTATTCTTCTCTTACACACGAATTATGCATTATATATTCAATGAAATCTATCCAGTTTTTTGATTTTATAATATTTTCTTTGTTTATTAAATAATTAATAAATTTCATTAAGAATATTTTTAATTGAATATTATAATAAATACATTTTTCTTTGATATAATCATTAATATTAGATGTTTTATTTTTAATTTTTAAAAGTAAATCTTCCCAAAATTTATCTTCTATTATATATGTGTTTAATCCTCCATGATTATGATTAGATTGTATAAAATTAATCATACTTCTTATGTCTGACTTAAAATATTCCTGTATGGCTTTAATTTGTATATTTTTTATTTTTATGTTTTCTTGATTTGTTATTTTTTTTAAAAAGTTAAAAATATCTTTTTTTGGTAATTGACAAAATCTTAATCTAACAAATTCATTTTGCAAAGATACATCTATACGACTAATATAATTACAAATCAAACAAAATCGTATATCTTTAGAATATTGTTGTATTAAATATCTTAATGCTTGTTGTGCGTTTTTAGTCATATAATCGACTTCATCTAATATTACAAATTTCATTCCAGGACCAAATAATGTTTTGGTATTTACAAAATTATTAATTTGGTTTCGAATAATATCTATTCCGCGATCATCGGATGCGTTTAAATGTATTTTCAAACCTTTTCTTTTTTGATTATATTTTTCTTGGTATTTGTTTATAAGGTTTATAATTGTTGTTGTTTTTCCTGTTCCTGGAGGTCCATAAAATAATAAATTTGGAAAATTATTTGTTTTTATAATATTTGTTAAAAGCAATTTATTAGTATCTTCTAATACAATGTCTTCAAATTTTGTTGGTCTATATTTTTCTACCCATGGGCTATGAATCATTAATACTAATAATAGTTTTTAATTTTTAAATAATTATATAGTATATATATTAATGTCAGAAGTAGATACTTTCCAAGAATTAAATATAGATGATCAATATAAAAAAGGTGTTGTTTATACATTTGGACGGTTTAATCCATTTACAAAAGGTCATAATAATCTAGTAAATACTATAAAAAAAACTGCAAATAAATTGGAGAAAAAATCTAGTATAAAATATGATAAAATAATATTTGTTTCAAACCCAAAACCTCCACCCTTACCGGATTTAAAAACAATACAAAAAATAAAAAAAAGCGCGAAATTCACTCCATCAAATTTAAATCGCAACCCGTTTAATGTATATGAAAAAGTTTATTGGATGGAAAAAATTGCACCAAAAGATATAAATATAATAAATACAGCTACAAAGAATATTAAAAATTGGGACGATGCTTTTAATTGGTTAAAATCCGAAGGTTATAAAGATATTCATATGGTTATAGGTACAGATAGATATAGTCAATTAAAGGGGAATACAAAAAAACTGAAATCATGGAATAAAGAAAAAGATATAAAATTTAGTTTAGTTGAAAGTAAAAGATTGGAAGATAATCCAAAAAATTTATACAAAGATTTTGAAAAATTAACAAAAAAAGAAAAAGCAACAATAAAAAGTGTATATAGCGATAAAGAAATATCAGCAACAAGAATGAGAGCTGCTGCTGCTTCACACACTCCGGGTAAAAATGATATTGGTAAAAAAATATTTCGAATTGGAGTTGGACCACAATTATCTGACACAAATATGGAACAATTGATTACTGCATTAAAAAAAAAGATGTATTTAAATCCAAAAAAAGCGTATGTTGATACAGTAAATGAGGGTGTATCAAAGAATACTAGAAGTAAAATAAAGAAAAGTAAAAAGACTACTACTAGAAAAACTCCTAGTAAAAAAAAGACTACTACAAGAAAAACACCTAGTAAAAAAAAGACTACTACAAGAAAAACACCTAGTAAAAAAAAAGCTACTACAAGAAAAACACCTAGTAAAAAAAAGACTACTGTAAGAAAAACACCTAGTAAAAAAAAGACTACTGTAAGAAAAACACCTAGTAAAAAAAAGACTACTAGAAAGGTTACTACATTAAGAAGAAGTTCGAGGTTAAAAAATAAGACAAAGAAAAATGTTTTTAAAAGTGATTTATCTGTAATTGTAGAAGAATAAAATTGATTTAAAATAATAAAATTATATTATTTTAAATATGGAATTTTTAAAAATAAAATCAGAAGAAGCTGGATATCTTAAAGTAATATTAGGACCTATGTTTTCAGGAAAAACCAGCGAATTGATAAGGATATATCGTAGATATATGGGTGCCGATGTTAAAAATTGTTGTGTGATCAATCATATTATAGATACAAGATATGATAGTGAGAAAATGAGTTCGCATAATAAAGATATGATAAATTCATTTAACTATACGTATTTAAAAGATTGTTTAACTCATGTAACAGATTATAGTGTGTTTTTAATAAATGAGGGACAATTCTTTCCTGATTTGATAGATACGGTTCATGTATTAGTTAATATGCATAAAAAATCGGTATATGTTTGTGGTTTAGATGGTGATTTTAAAAGAAATGAATTTGGAAAAGATAGTAATACATCTAATATACTACAACTTATACCAAATTGTGATGATGTAGTCAAATTAAAAGCTATTTGTAAAAAATGTAAAAAAAAAGATGCCATATTTACACATAGGTTATCAAATGAATCAAAACAAACTGTAGTAGGTAGTGATAATTATACATCATATTGTAGGCATTGTTATAATTTGGTGAATGCTTTTAGTCCTCCATCTAAACCTAATATAAAACATTTGAAAAATTAAACTTCAAGATTTGATGTATTTTCTATAGTGCTTTTTTTAAAGCAAAATAGTTTATCATAATATATTTTTGCCATAAACAGATAAAAATATTGTAAAAAACAAATTGCATCACAAACTAATAAAGGCATATTATAATTATCTAATATTGAATATGACATCCAAACAATACATTGTGACATAACTAATATTGTCATTATCAATGATAAATCTTTAGTTTTTTTTGTAGTTATACTGACATATAATTGAGGGAATAATCTAGTTGTAGTAGATATAGTTGCAATCCATCCTATTATATTTACTAATAACATCTAATAAATATATTAGTAATTACTTTTTAAAACTATTTAATAAATACTTAATAAATACTTAATAATAATGACTACAATAGAATTAGTATTAATTTTGATTTTATGGTCAGCAGCATTATATTGTATATTTTTTATTTTACATATTTTAAGAACGTGCATGATAGATTATTTATATTCAAGAAATAATAATGTTGAAAATGAAAATGTTCAAGATACTATATCTTCTAATAACAATCATAGTGTAATTGTAAATCC